AATAATCTCTATCGCCTTGAGTATCTTGTAATTCCTGTTTTGTTAATTCTAACCTAACCTCTAAATTACGTTTCTGATAGTCCTTATAAAGAGTAGTGAAACTTAGACCAAATACAGTTATAAAGAGAATAAAAATAGTAGCATTGATAGTGTCGAATTTCTTTTTAAACATAATATTAAACCTTTTTTAAATAATCGCCACTTACCCATCCGCTAGGAATACGAGCAAATCCGTCTTTCCATTCTTTTACAGTAACACGAGTACCCTTGTTTAGACATCCATCTTTATCATAATCATGTTTTTTTGCATCTGTACTTAGCTCTGCATATGTCTTACGTGGATAATTTGTCCCAGGGCCAGTACGAACACTTAAATCACTGGCAGTTACTTCATATGTTCCGAGTTCTCTAGTTGTAGTGGTATTAGACGGTGTAGATGCTGCATCTGCTTTAACCGCATAAATATTAGAACCTTGTTTTAAGCATACCCATCCGCTAGGGCATCTGCCCCAGATATCGTTACCATTTTGATAAATTTCTTTAACTGTGATTCTAGTTCCACGATCTAACGCACCATCGTTATCTTTATCATGTTTTTTTCCATCAGCAGTCAATCCCGCATGGCCAACCGCACTGCCACCCGGAGTTTTTCTAACGATCAAATCACTTGCAATAATCTCATATGTACCAGCTGAGTATCCACTATCGGGTTGAGATGGTTGTGGTGCAGGAGTTACTACTGTTTGATTTCCATCTAAATTTACTTGTACCATATTTAAAAACCTTTGCCACCCCATATCTAATGTTCTATGTGGACAGTATTTATTCGCAAAATCCTGATGCTTTTTAACTTTATCAATTCCCCAGCCGTGAGCCTTTAAACCATCCGCGATAAATTTTGCCGCATTTTGTTCAGCCTTAATAAATCTGTCTCCTCCTGATTTTGAATAACAGATTTCTACATGAATACCATATAAATTTCCTTGTCCTTTTCCACCATCACCGCTTGCAAATGCACTACGATCTTCAGGCAATCCTTGAATAGCTTCTACATCATCAACTGCATAGTGAAAAGATACTTTGTTATTATTTCCAATCATATATGAAACTTCATTTTTTGCTGGAGCATCATTATATGTGTTATGAATAACGTAAAACTTCGGTGTTCTTTCGTAAGGACATTTAATACTGTATTTACCTGCATTAACTAAATTTTGTTTGATTTCCATTTTTTGTTTTTCCTCCTTAATTTCTATTTTCTAAATTGTTGATACGCAATTCATGTATATCAATTATTTTTTCGTTTCTGCGTTGCTGTTCTACGATAACGTCAAGCCGTTCACTATGTGCATCTAATCGCTTGTCTTGTCGGTTGTTATCTTCGATTATCCTTTCAAGCAGCGTGTTCATACGTGTTATGTTCGAATTTAGCTTAAGCATAGGGGTAACAAAGCTAAAAATTGCTACCCCTCCTGCAATAACAGAGCCTATCATTTCCGCTTCGTTCATAACGCTAATCCTTTTTAGGCTCAGTGTAGTTTAGTGCACGTTCGCTATCCGCTACTCCGCTTGTAGTAGGGTCGTTGATTGCGTTCCATACAGATACAATCACCAAAGATAGTACATAAGGGTTAGAAACAGCATTTAAAAGCAGTTTTCCTAACGCTCCCCATGTTGTTAGGTCTTGTGCGGTAAGCCCCGCATAAGCCAAAATAGGCGTTAAAACAGCTAATACAATTTGTGCAATAAACACGGGATTTTTTAATCTGATTTTTAAATTAATTTTGTTCATAAAATTACCTCACTTTATTAATATTAAAAAGGCCTTTCGGCCTTTAAGTTTTTATGCAGTTCTTTTCCACATATAACAAGTTATATACGGCTGTAAGTTGTTATGCGGTTGGTTTTCGCCAGATGATCCAGTGTCAATACCTTGCGGGTATGGTATCGATGTACCATCTTTTGTATAGTCAACTCTAATTCCTGCACCACTTCCGTTGTCTGCGGCCACGTACTGGGCATGTGTGTGTGATGGCATTTCATCGACAGTCAATGTATGTTCTTTTTCTCCGCCCGTTTTTTCTACAGTGTTGAAATCACTATCGCTTGTGTCGACACCAACTGGCACTTGACCTTTCCCCCACGCTACCCATGTTCCGCCGTAAATTGTACTTGGGTTTTCATCGGAAGTGCTGAAAATAATATCACCTACACGATGCATAAGCAAGAATAATTGCTTAGTTAAATCTGTTACCGATGTAAAAGCTCCCATAAGCTTTGTAACATCATCGTTTAACTGCGTGGTTTCGGTTTGTAATTGCGATATATCTTCTTTAATAACGGTTAAATCATTTTGGTTAACTCCTGCGATTTTGATATGCCATTCTACAAAGCTAGGTTGTAATTCAGTTCCAACCCACGCATCAGTATAAGGATACCAACTCGGCAGAGTAGGCAACGTGATTTGTTCTGTAGTTGGCGTAGCTAGTTCATAACATACTGTAATAGGGTTAGATTGTAGCCAAGTTTTAAATAGGTCTACTGTGGAAATTTCACCGTTCGTATTAAGATAAAAACCACGTCCACCAGCAAAAGTTGAATAACTAAATTCAATATTTTTTTCCCAACAGTCTTGAATATACACTAACTTGTCACATATAGCATCGTTTATACCTCTCGGCTTATCTAAATTTATCATATAAGTATGAACTGTTTTAGTAGAACCAGTGTATTCTTTCCAAGCTTCATCGCTACTTCCATCAAATGTCACAACTCCAACTCGTCTCGTAACAACACCATTTTCTACCGTATCCTTAACGCCGTTTGGTAACTCACGTAACGGTTGGTTTAGTTCTACGGTTGTGGTTTCAAAGCCTTGGAATGGTATAAATTCGGCTTTTGGTTCACCTCGTGATAATTGAAGTTTAAAACTTGCCTTATTTGATAGTGAACCATTGTTAATATATATACCTATTTGAATTAAATTGTTACCCTCTGTTACAATAAACAACTCATTCGTTTTATATGCGGTGATAGTCGTATTCGCTTTCCATATTACCGTATTTTTAAAATATTCGTTATTTTCGAAAGATTGTAAACTATACGTTTCCCCTACTCGCAATTCGATAACCTCACTTGCTATATAAGACACTCCCGTTGTAGCCGTAGGTGTTATCTCAATACTTCCATCATCTTTTGAAATATAATCGCATTGCCATGTTCTTTGGATAGCTTTATTATCAAACAAATTCTTTCCACTCGTCATAAAGTCAATATCATATTTTTGCGTATCCTCGTTGTAATCACCAACAAACTTAGGCTCTTGAGGATATTCGGGGTTAGGACTAGCAATACCACCCGTGAATGGTTCAAAAGTTCCGTCTCCGTCTTGGTAGAGCATTGGCTTGATAGTACCTGTTTGAATTGCTGAATCCCTTTGACCATAAATAAGAACTTGTATATAACAACCATTGTCTTGTAGCATCTCTTGGGTTATATTTGCACTTCGAGCAGTCTTAGTTAATTGAATCCATAGACTTGAGTTACCTTTAACCAATCTAAATATAGCATATGGCGTTGTATCGCCACCATTTTGATTTAATGTAATTGTTCCAACTCTTAACATTTTTAAAGTTTCTTCGTGCGAATAGTTATAATAACAACTAAAATCACTCGTTAAATTACCACTACCACTAATAGTAAAACTTCCATCACCGTTGTTAGTTACTGTAGCACCGCCTTGAGATTTAGTAGGCAGTTTACTAGCGTCAAATAATTGAAACCCGTTTGTAGTTACTTGAGAATATGCTCCGTCTATTTCTGCAACGTCAATCCCGTTATTACTTGCTGAACCACCATAACTAATACCTTTATAAGTATAATAGCCAGCATTTACCATTGCTTTAGATGCTAATCCGTCGCCTAAATCAACAATTTCCCCGAATGTTCCATCACCTTTTTTAAATCTTATTTGTACGGGGTCTTCTTGTACGATTTCATAATCTCCCATGTTTCCAATCGCATTATCAATCTGAGTTTGCTGAGATGTTATTTTTTCTTGTTGTGTTTGTGCTATAGAGATAAGTTCTTCAAGCTGTGCTTTTATTGGATCGAGATTTTCAGCAGACCAGTTATTAAACAGTGTTTCAACAAATGCCTTAACAACCTGTTGCCATTCGCCCTCATCTGGCGGTAATGGACTTAATCCGCCAACACTTGCTTGTATACGGTAAATAACGGGCTTTAGAGATACGTTCTCGTCATTGTTGGTTAATGTTACCCCAACCGCTAAAAAGCCGTTACGATACATTATTTCATTAGATATAGCAAACACACCGTCACCGTCTACAACAACCGCGCCACCAGCACTAATAACGTCGCTGCACTCTATCATCGCACTGTCATATACACCAATATAAATAGTCGGTATATATCCGCTAAAACGTTCATTGTCTTGAATAAATTTAAACTGTATATTATTGCTATACTGTGCTGGGATTTCGGTAGTATCAGCGGTTAAATTAAGATTGTTTTGTGTTATTGTACTAAATATCATTTTGTTCCCCTTTCTAACGCTTTTATACGGTTGTTTTGTTCCTGCACACATTTAATCAGTGCATTCATAATATTTTGGTAATCTACACCATAATACCCGTCTTTTCCTTTATGTAGAAAATATTTAGAATAGCTTTTGTTCGTATAATCATTTGCAAGTATACCAATTCTGTTTTTACCACCGTTTAAGTAATCAAATCGTTTTACTTCTAAATCATATACAAAAGAACAATCTATATCTTTTATATTTTTCTTTAATCGTTTGTCTGATTGATTTATTATACTGTGTCCGCGCATATTTAATGTTTTATAGCATGACACTTCGCCGTTACTCATAACTAAATAGCCATCAAGCGCAGTATTTGTATTATCTGTACTTATACCGAGAGATAAATTGTGTCCATATGCGCCCTGCAACACCGTTCCATCTGCTCCGCTTGACAATTGTCCTACGTATGTCCCTTTATTAGCGTAAGAGTATACAGCCAATCCACCATTATACATTTTCATGCCGATATAATCCGTATCAGGATGATATGTCGCAATGCTTGGTTCGCTTGAATCTAGAATAATTCCGACCGTACTTCCGCTTGACAGAGATGTACTGTCCATTGTCCAACCGCCAAGCATACCTAAATCTGCAATTATTTGTATTCCTTGTAGAATACCAGCGGTAATATAATTAGCATTAAATACACCGTCTAATGTCCATGCCGTTTCAAAAGGACCATTAATCCCATTTTTCGAAAACCCAATCCCGTTTTGATTTATTCTTAATACTTTTTTTGCTAGTTCTTTATCGGGGTTGTCTAGAAAAAAGATTTCACTCGGTAAACCGCTGTCATTAAATCCATACTGCATATTTCCGCCCGAACCGCCCGTAATTAAATTGGTCTGTTCTTTCACAATAGCCATAAATCTGTCAGTCTGTATTGTTTCCAACTGTCCTAATTGTCGGTCAGTGCTTGAAACTTGATCAGTGTTTCGTTTTATTACAGTGTCTAAAGTTATTTCGCTATCTTGCGGTTGCAGATATTTAGTTTCTTTTTTCTTAATTGTAAAATTTTCGTCTAATTTATGCGGTACGGATATGACTGGAACACTCATTCCCAAATCCAATGTATCAATCGATACGTCTAGCATCGATAAATCAGTGGCATTTACTTCTATGCTCCACGAAGCTTTTATATTTTCCTGTAAAAAGGCTTCTCCCTTTGTTTTTAGGTTTTCGGGTAATGTAACATCTTCCCACTCGTTCTTACCGTATATATAGCCAAATAGGCTTACGGCAGTTTCATTTACTAAATAATCTTTACCGTCATTCACGCTTTCAATCGTTAGCGGTAACCCCGTTTCTTCATTTTTAACACCTAAAGGTATTAGCGCGGTTATTACATTTTCCGCAGATATACGCTGTGACAAATCTAATATATTTTTTTGAAATTCTATAGTTTGATTTGATGTTGTTCCATACTCTTCCAAGTAATCAAGATATCTTACGTTGTTTTCTTTTCTAACCCTTAAATATCCGCCTAAACGGTTAACTAATTTTTCTTGCATTACTGTTAATGTATTTGAATAATCATTGTCTATACGATATACATTGTCAGTTGTATTGGTAACATTAACAATTCCAAGTGTAAACTGCTTTTGTTCTTCAACTTGTGCGTTATGCTGATTTAAAAGACCTTGAAGATAATCGCGGATAGTTGTATCCTGCGTTGTATTAGGTCTTACTATACTGTCAAGGAAATAAGCTAAAGAACCCTCGCAAGTAAATGTTCTATTGCCCAAAATATCATCATCGGTATACAGCACCCGCCCCTCAAACACAAGGGCATCATTTCTATATAATTCGATTACAGACGTCATTTTTTGCGGTTTATCATAATTAGGATTAAAAGGCGGGAGAGTAAACACCAATGTATTAGTTGTATTAACTTGTTCAGTTAAATCGATTGACATAGCTTTATACATATTTGTCGTACTGTCAAACAATATATCGGCATCGCACATTAATTTTAGTTTCAAAGTTTGCTCGCCCCCTCTATATTCGTTTTTAACGGATCACAAATTATCGATAATGTAACGGTAGCAAAATTCCAATTATCATGCTCATCCGTATCAATAGAAATTCTCCCATTATAATACCACTCACTATCGCTTGCGAAACTGAACGTACCTCTTTGACCGTGCATGAGCTCAAGAACTTTTTGCATTATTTTTTGCCAGCACGGTGTCGATTTCATTAGTTTGCAATTTATAGTTATTGTGCGTTGGCTATATGTAGGACTTCCAAAATATTCTGTATAGTCATAAACAACATTAGAATACGGTATCTCTTGAAAAAAGCTCTTAACCTCGGGGATACCAATAGAATATGATTCAACACACAAATGATAATCGCTTAACAAAAAATCATCATTATCGATTTTAAATCTTACATCTTCTCTCATATTCCGTATCTCCCTTTGCGTGAAGTTATAATTCCCATGTTTTGATCGACTGAGCCCGTTATACTATAGCCTACGACTTTGCCGTCTAGATAAATCGGTATAGTAACACCCGCCATTGCTTCGGCTAGTTTTCCATAATCAAGACCCATTTCATTGTTTGTAATAAGATTGGCGCTTAACATACTCTCTATACCTTGTATTCCGCCGTATGAGCGTACTTTTTGCGCTTCGGGTGCTGTAAGTACCATTTCGCCTTTATCCAAATACGCAGGGAAAAAATCACTTGGTACATAATCCATACCAACTTTTAATCTTGGTATCTTCCCAATGTTAAAACCTTTTCCGCCTACAACTGGAACCCAATCGGGAATTTTTATTTTATTTAAACCGCTTATAAACGTATTGATTCCGTCTATTATCCAGTTTATTGGGCTTTTGAATATGTTAGCAAAGCCACTTACTATGTTAGAGAATATTTGTTTTATCCCCTCCCATGCTTGACGCCAATTTCCCGAAAATACACCGCTTATAAAGCTTATAATTCCGTTAAATATTCCTTTTATATTGTTTATAATCGATGATATCCAATTACTTAGATTATTCATCGCGTTTTTAGCGCCCTCAACCATAAGATTAAAACCATTAATAAAGAAATCTTTTATTCCATTAACCGTGTTATTAAACGCTGTTGCAATTCCGTTCCATAAATCATTAAACCATGTTGCTAAACCATTCCATGTTTCCTGAAACCATGCAACAATCCCACTAATTAATTCATTCCACCATGTTTGAATACCGTTCCACGTCTCTATAATGGTTGCATCGATTTTAGCGTTTAATTCACTCCACCATGTACCGATACCATTCCACAAATCAACAAACCATTGACCTATTGATTTTATTGTCTCCCAAGCCACCGTAAAGGCATCTGTCACGCCTTCCCAAACTTCTTTAAAAACTTCATCCCACTTTATATTTGCTAACCAATCGTTTACCGTTGTAATAATATCCCCTATAACTTCAAACAATGGACTAGCTACTTTCATTATGGTTCCAAGTATGCTCACCAATGAGTTTAAAATAGGCAATAACGCTTTACCTAATGGTTCAATCAACATTTGTGTGTTTCTTATTAGACTTTGAAACTGTGCCCCTAACCCTTTGCCAGCGTTGTCTTTAACTTTATCCATAGTTCCATTAACATCATTAAACGTGTCACCAATAGCAGAAAAACTCTCAATAAATTTTAAGTTATTATCTTCACCTAAAGCCCCGAATGCCGTACTAGCCATCGTTAGTTTATCTTGCTGATTGGTACAGCTTTTTATATCATTAATGATGCTATCAATTACATCTTTCTGCTGTGCTCCTCCCTTGCTCCATGCTTCAAAAACATTTTTTGTTTTTGAACTGAATACATTTAAATTATCTTTAATACTTCCATCAGCCAATTTATTTGTAATTTCATTAATAGTATCATTTACTTTATCAAGGTTATAACTTCCGTCTTTAGTACTATTCTTCATTATTTGAAAATATTCTTGAGCACTATATCCCGCTTGGCTAAATTTCCCAGCGTATTCCGATATGTTATCCCCTAGTTCGTGTGTATAGTCTAAACCCTCTTGACCGCCTTTTGCGATTAGGTCTAAAGCTTCTTCTGACGTTATACCAAACTGCTTCATTAATTGGTTAACACCTCTTAATGTTTCGTCAAAATCCATGTCCATAGCACTTTCTAGCGTTAACAATCCCTCAGTGACATTTTTCATATCTTTTTGATCGATTTCACCAAGCTGTTGTTTAACTTTCGCCATACTATCAGCAACGTTTTCGAAAGATTCACCATAGTTGCCAGTGTAAATATCTTTCATGGTTTCTTCATATTTGTCTAATTCTTCATTAGCTACGCCTGTTTGCGCTTGAAATTTATTCATTGCCGATTCGACGTCACTGGCCGTGTTTACCGCTGCAGTTCCAATAGCTAATATTCCACCGATAACTCCTGCTTTAGCTAACGTTCCAAAAGACATCCCGATATTGCTTGCTATTTCATCCATTGGTGCAGTTATAGTCTCGGCATTTTCTTTAATGCTTTCACCTATTCCACCAAATGCATTTTTGAACGTTTCCTTTAATTTGCTTCCTAATCCGCCACTATCTTTTTCTATTTGGCTGTTGGCTTCTTTATTATCACCAACCATTTTTTGCGATTGTTTTGCAAATTCTTTACTTGTTTCCTTAAAGTCTTTCTTTTGTTCATTTGATGTTTTTTCGCTTGAATTTTCGATTTTTGAACTAACCTTATCTAATTGGCTAGAGACTTGTCCATCATCAACATCAACTTTATAAACTACATCACCATCTGCCATATCATCACTCCTTTTCGGCCATATTTGATAAAGCACTAAATAAATCGCCAAGCGATTGTTGTATTTCTTTTTCTTGTTCCTCTTGACTTAGTTCCAATTTATACTCAGCTTTTTGCTTTAAAAGATTGTTTATATACTCGCCATTTGTTTTGTCTCTTCTAGGAATAGGTCGAGTACGAATATCGATTATCTGCATTATCCGAGTATCCCTTGATAGCCCTTGAAACAATGCGTTAAATTCCCACCAATGCAATTTATTTTTGTATTCAAAAAGGTTTATGCCGTAACATTGCATAAACCCTGCATATATATATTTAGCATCCTGCGTAAAATCAAAAGATTTTTTATTTTCTTTACGCTTGTTTTTATCTTCAAAAAGCACATCGAATACTTTGCTTAAAATAGCTACTACTTCCGTGTAATTATGTTGTGTGAGTTGTTTTTTTACCAATGCCTTATAGCAAAGATAAATTTTTTCTTCATCAGTATAGGCATTGTTATTAAAGACTTCTAAACAAAACAGCACATTATTAAAATAAGGTTTTATTTTATATTTCCTATTTTTGTATCTAATCTCTGTTGGCAAACTCTTATAAAGTATCATTTTGTCAACTCTTTAAGTGCTTGTTTGTTTCGTTTAGTGTGTTCTTTTATAACTTTATCAAACTGCGGTTTAATCACCCCTGCAATAAATGGTAAAATATCTTGAATTAGTTCAATATAATTACAGTTATAAAAATCTATTAATTTTTTTGCATCGTTTTCCCCAAAAACAACACCCATTATTGAAATAACCGCATTCCCCATTTGCATATAGTCTAATTTGCCTTGTTGAACGTTAATATTCATAACCTCAAGATTGCGCCAGTTCTTTGTGAATTCATTAAGCTGTTTATCAAGTGTAATTTCAACATCAAGCGTAAGTTTTTCACCATTATCATTTTCGACTTCAAGTTGTTCTTTAAATTTTTTATCTCTTTTGATTTTATACATGATTCATCCTCCTAATATATATATAAAAAGTAGGGGTTATCCCCCTACTGGCGTACTTTTTAACGTTGGTGTTCCATTAAATGCCAAATCGAAGCTGATTTGTGACGGGTCTGTAGCATTTCCGTTAATCTCTACAATGTTTTGAATTGTTACATTGCATGTAATTGTTTGCGTATTTGCTCCCGTAGCATCTAATTGTGAAATTTGTAATTGTGTTTCTCTTTTTTTCATTAAAGCGTATTTAACACCAAAGATATACTCTTGTGCTGCATCACCTTTAACTCTGCGCCCAGTAATTGTCAATGATGGTGCCATTCCTGTAACATAGTTATTCGCAAATCCTTTACCGCACATAAAAAAGAACTGTTGTACTTGTTCATTCAATGATTCGCTAAAGTTTTCGATACCTGCACATAATGGTGACCATGTCGCTGTTGTATCGGGTGTAGTGTCAATCGCAACCGTATAATTATAAACTGGTTCTACTTGTACCTGTGCTTTGAAATCTCCGTCAGCCATTTTATTTCCTCCTATTTAATATAATATTTAATTAAAAGGCTTGATCCGTAAATCCATTGACCGTTTTCCTCTACCCCTATCAGTTCTGGGCTTGAGGATGTTTGTATATCAACGATTTGCGTATGTTCGCCTAATTCAATTTGATCGCTTTTTAATTTGCTTAAAAAGTAGTGCAGTTGGTTTAGTGTACTGCATATTTTCTCTTGATCTTTATTTTTTCCGTTAAGCCTTACGTTCATATGATTATAACTGTCTTTGCACATATATATTTCTTGCGGATTTGACCGCCATAGAAGCGCCAAACTATTATCGGGTATATTTGTACCAAAAACTAAGCTTCCTTGATACTGTGCCTTAATAAGAGCCGTTAGAATGTTTATAATCTCGATGTCCATTATTTCATCCCTTCTTTAAATGCTTGTTGAGCAACTTTCTGCCAGTCCTTGTTATGGTCTGTTTTAGCTGCATCACACCACTCATGAGTGGCTTTAGCGCTTTTATCTTTAGAAAAATTATAGTCTATACCATTCCATAATTTTTTAGCATATGGCTGGGTATATGTAATTGTTCCGTTTTTAGAATCAATTCGCGCCGTATCTATAAGGTTTTTTTTATCACGAGGGGTATATTCTTCACTGTCCTGATAAACTTGTTCTGTTAACACCGCTCTAGCATTATCGGCACCGCACGTAATTCTTTTTAGAACTCTTCGTTTATTTAATGTAACTTTAACGCTCACTAAACTAACCCAAGTTCATAATGGTGCGGTTTGCCAGTATCATCGGGTACTAAATCGCAAGTTTGAACAGTATATGTCTGTTCTTGATAAATAATGCTCATTCTAGCGCCGTTTCCAAGTGATTGGTTATTTAATACCCATAAGTTCAAATTCGGCTTAGACAACCTACAATCGTAATATAATATTGAGCGAAGAACGACCTCGGTGTTATCTGTTGTTCTTCGTACTTCGTTTGTGTTTTGCATATGTACAAATTTTAAATCATAAGACTGCATAACGGGCTTTTGCCATTCGTTTATACTGGTAATTACTTTTAATGTGGCTATATCGGCCAGAATACGTTTAGGGATGGGTCTGAGAATACTCCAACACTCCTATTTAACAGCCCAGTTTGTTCAAGCAGACTTACCGCTTCGGGGCTTAATGAATTGTAATTTCTTCCTGCGCTTTCTTTTGACTGATAAGTGCTGTCCACACTTACTTTGCCAACCGTAAAGCCTTGCCCTGCCACACCAGTATAGGCTACTTCTAAACCGTAATAGCCATAGTACGCACATTGAGCCATGCACGCACGTTTAAACAATTCTTGAATAAAAGGCGCTAAAGAGTTTAAACCCTCTTCAGCGACCTTAAAACGGGTTATTTCATCAATTTTAGAACACGCTGGATTAACGAGACTGTTGAACGTTTCTTCATCCATCAAATCACTGCCGTAAAATTGTGTAAAATCAGCATATTTTATATATGCCATACAATCACCCCTTATCCGCCGTTTTTAACGATCGTAGCATTACCACTTGAAACCGCGAAAGCTCCATTTGCTTTAGTTGTATTAACTAATGCAACAGTGATATTCGTTTCTGATCCTGCGACTGTTACTACGCCATCAGCTGGTAAATCAGTCCATCCGCTAGATAAATCTTGTCCGTATGTAGGTGTTGAAGCGCTAGAAGCTACTTTATACACTAATTTTTGTCCAAGAATTGGTTTAGCAGTAACTGCTACATTTGTTTGATTAGTTTCAGCTCCAGCAGTTGACGTAACTTCAAATGTTCCAAGAGTTGGTGTAGTGATATTTGCTAAGATACCTACTCTACGTTTATCTAATGCAAATACATCGTAGTAGTATCTTTCGTAATATAGCCATTTCCCTTTAGATTGTGCAGTTGGTGCGCTCATCATAGCTACTTCATATACTACTGGAGCAATCATTGCCATAGGGTCTACTAACAACATATTAATAGTTTTTGCGCCAGATTCAACTTTCCATCCTACTGTAAAGTCAAACGCTGTTTGCATAATATCTTTTGGTACTTCTCGAATTAATACTCCGTCTAATTTCCCGACATTTCGGTCTACATTTCTAATTCCAGTGCCTGCATCGATAAAACGTGTAATTCCCGCTGCTTCTTTTAAAAGTTTATACGCATCTGGTGTCATATACGCTACCAATCTATCACGGTTGATACGTTGGTTAACCATATACGCTAAATATCCATCCCATGTTTCTAAAATAGTATCTTTATCTAACACAGTTGTATCTACTGTACCGAAAGATTGTGCATATGATGACAATTTAGAAGCCATGTATGCATCCATTTCTGGCACTTTTTGGAATTGGTTAAATGTTTCTGTTACATTGGCAATAGTAGCCACTTGATTTGTTTCCTTGATGTCCATTGGATCAACTAATATATCCCATTCTCTGTCCATCATCATTGTAACGGGTTGCATTTCAGTATTGAAATTACGATTAAATTTACCGTCGATACTGTCACGGTTAACTGCTTTAGCCCCCGAAACTGTCATCGATGGGATCATTACTGTTTTCCCGTTTACTGGTTTATATTTTTCATTGTTTGGTCCTGCCCATAACTCTGGAAAATATGATAAATAAGGATAAGCGTTGGCTAGTGTTCTAGCGTAGTCAACTGCATAATTTAAAGGTGTTTGCACAAAATCTGCCATATATTAATTCCTCCTACTTTTCTTTTGGCATAAAACTCCAAAAATCCCCAAACGTTTGTGCTTCTTTGCCACTTGGCATAGTGCCTTTTGGCTGTGCTCCAAATTGAGGTTTTGGCTCTTCTTGTTGTTCGACATTGAACATATCGGCATATTCCTCTTTAAAAGCCGTAAGCTGTTCATCAATGTCTTTTTCTTTGTCTAATCTTTCCAAGAGCATTTCCGCGTACTTGTCGCTTTTAACTCCTTTATCCGTTAATGTTCGGATAGTGTCTTTCTTTTCGTACTCTTGTACTTTTCCTAATAAATCTTTGTAATCTTGACTTTCTTTGTAGTCTTTAGGTGTGTTTTTAATAGCTTCATTGACCGCTTCTTGCTTAAGTTCTTCCAAATCTTCTTTAGAAACCATGTCAGCAGTGCTAGCTCCATACATAGACATAATGCTTTCTAATAATTCATTGGCTTTATCTTCACTTACTCCAGCCTTAACAATTTCACTACGTACACTTTTTCTTGTTAGTTTTGGCATTATTCTTCCTCCTGCGTTTAAACTAATAAATAACGTGTGCCTACATTTAACGGATGCAGACGTAACCGAAAGCCTACATTTAACGCCGATAGACGAGGGCAAAATAAAAGGACGTATAAAACGTCCTAAAATATAAAAAGCACTCTTAGATGCTAATTATTTAATCATCATCAATATCAACTGTCGCTGCGTTCTTCATACCGCCTAGATATTGACCCATTTTGTAATCTGCTTCTTTACGCAAATAATAAATATATTCATCAATCTTATTTTGAACATCAACGGGTAAACCGTCTTTAGCAGTTGTCATTTTTTCAACAATATTAATGAAATTATCTTTTGCAAGAATGATTGTATCTTCACATTCTCTGTTCTCAACGCCAAGTAAATCGTTTGTGTAAGCTAAAACCGCGTCTTTAATAGACGGTTCAGCAAACCCTAACGGAATACCTCGTTCAATTAAATCATCCGTCATTTCACCGATTTCGTTGTACCATTCACCCAATAATGGATGGATAACAAAAAAACTCTTGCCTACTAAATTATGATGCAGAGTTCCTAAATTTTGATATACGATTTTTAAATATGATGTTAAATCTTGATATGGATTCATTATTTAGCTCCTTTTCTTCTTGTAGACGGCTTCTTAGGTTCTTTTACTTCTTTTTGTTGTAAAAAATCATGGTATTCTTGCACTCCCATTTTTAAACCGCATTTAAGGCATGTTACTCCATCTTTATAGCCCATAAATTCATGTTTGCAATCCATTGTTTACCCTCCTGTTTTTTATCATTATTTAACGATTTGTTCGCGATCATATCGTCGTGTTCGACCTGTTTCATTTATAAACTGTCTCATTTTAGCTTGCCTTTGACTTGTTACAGTTTTTTGCTTATCAGCTTCATCTCTTAAACCCGCTTTTCTATACATTTCCTCTTGTGTCTTTGATGCGCGGATTTCGCGTTCAATAGCACGCTGCCGTTGGCTTTCTTCATATATACGTTTATTTTCTCTTTCCTGTTCCTTTGATAAAGGCTTAACGTTATTAATCGATTGTTTAGGTATAAACGGATACAGTTGATGCCCGCAGTTAATACCAAGCAATCCATCTGCCTGCCCGTAACTTGTACTTGACAAAGCTATAAAACTTACTTTTTTTCCGTTCGCATCGGTTGTTGTTCCTTTTCTGTTGTTTTTTGAAACTATCTTCCCTTGCCACGGAGCGCATTTGGGTCTTGCACCACTATGCTTAGAAACAATAAATAAATCGTTTCCATAATCTTCATTTCTTTTTACAACCGTATCTATACTCATGTTGTGTACATTTGTTCGCACATACATATTCGCATAGGCTTCGGCCGTCCATTTTCTTCCTGCTTTATCTATAAATGCTGGTATATTTTCTTTAGCTATTTGCCTTATTGCACTTGCAACAGCATTTTGCATTGTTTCTCTATGCATTATCTTTTCTGTGGCTTCGTCTAATATCTCATTTCTTCTTGTGTTATATGCAGAAACAACATTATTTACTGCTTTATTAAATGATTGCAATATCATACTTTGCATGGTATTACCCATTGTATTAAATGTTATTAAGAAATCTTCTTTTATATTTTTCTTAAGTTCATTGATGCTTAAGCTAGCTGTATAAGCGGTTGTTTTCTTTAACAGACCGTTTTTAGATGCTTCTTGTAATTTTGGTTCTATATCCTCCAAAGTTTTATCTATAACGGTATTTAACGTGTTATTAGTAGTGCTTAGATATCCGCCACTGCTTATAATACTTTGCGTATGTTTTAACAATAAATTAATTTCTTGGATCCTTTTTTGTTGCCAAACCTCAATCGGCTCGTCAATATCTTTACCAATGTACTCAGCCATCATTATTAGAATCTGATTAGTTATACCGCTATACATTTCCTCAAACGGTTCACTTATTTCTAATATTTGTTGGCGCGTTATCATTGCCACTATTCTTCACCGCCAAGAGCAAAATCATCAACCGCTATTGTGTTTATTTGATTTTCTTTTTTTATTTTTTCTATTTCTTTAAGTGCTTCTTCTCCCGTCATTCCTAGCACCTTTTCCATATAAGTTAATTTAGACATTAAACCGTTATTTACTAATACAATTCCCTCATTAATGTTTGTTTGTCGGTCTTGTAAGATTGAATCATCAAAGATTACTTTAATCTCTAAATCATCATTAGCCATATTTCCAACACGTTGCCCTTTATACTCAATGTCGTATAAATCCGCAACATTAACTATTCCTTTGATCATTTTTTCAATTGCTTCTTTTATTTGTAATTGATGTGATTTTATAGTTTTATATGTTTTGGAATTCTCTGAGATTACCTCAGTAGCGGTTTTTAGCCCTTGCGTTTTATCAAATGTAAACGTTCCTGCACTAAATCCCAGTTGTAAACATAAGGTGCTTAAAAAAGCATTAATTGCGCTTATGTGTTCTTCTACTCTCAACTCAACAGAATTATCATGTATTTTTAATTGTTCTATATCATCCGTTGCTAATGCTTCATACACTTCATCGTTTGCATCAAAGTATCTTTTTCTTTCGCCAGTTTCGGGGTCAACCACCATTCTAACAGCACTCGCTGGGACAATTATTCTCTTCTTTCCTAACACAAACTCGCGTACGAAACTGTCATAGCAAATATCTAACGCGTGTAATGTTGCTAATGCATTAGCAAAAATACTTACTCCTAACGGGCTGTTATCGTCAATGTTGTTCGCAATAGCTGTTCTGTAATAGTAAAATAGACTATCCTCTACATGTTCAATCGAAGTTGATTCATTCAAAAATGGATATATTGTTTGCAGTGGATATCTAAAACCTAAAATATCCTGCGGTTCAACTTCGCCGCTAGCATTTTTAATATTTTTAATTTCACTTCTAAATAATTCATTTTCAACTACATATGTAGTTCCATTCCATTTATGCCACTCTAACCGTGTGTAATAATACCCGTTCTTTGCTTCTCGGCTTATAAATACTCCCTCTGTAACTTTGGCGTTTGTCCATGCAGTTGGCACGAACTGATCTGCCATAGCATAGCCAATTTCAATATGCTCGCTTCCTAGTACTGGTTTACCTTCTAAATGATCTGCTTCCGCCCAAACTTTTAGTGCTCCGCCCCCAAGTGCTAAAGACTGTTCGATATGTTCCTGCATCTTTGTAAAAAAGGCATTATCTTTTAAAACTTTTTGGATATAATCGTCTAGAGGATCTGTTTCATTTTCTCCGAGTTCTTTTCCCGAAGAAACATGTACTTCGCATTGCTCGCTCCATATTAATCCAGCCAGTTCCGCACATACTGCTTTAGCAATTCCCATTGTTTCTATATTTCTTTTTCGCATAGGGTCTTTTAACGTAGGTGACAACACTCGATGCCACGGTTTATAAAAGCCTTTATAAATATACTTCCATGGAAAAATACCAAAATAATAAAACTGGTTAAACGCAGGAACACCGCCCAATTCAAATATATCTTTAATAGGTTCTCTCATTCCACTGTCTGCCATAAATTTCGTAGCCACCTCTTTTACTTTCTTTTTTATCTTTTTAAACATCTGCACGCCTCCTACCATATATCGATAATTTGGTTCATATACGGCTCTACCGCATATTCTTGCGCATCCAAACTATCTATGTTATATGTTCCATCATCCAGCCTAACATCCTTTGTAACGTATTTAGCATCCCATACAGCAGTTTGAAATGCTTCTAAGGTGTATTTACATTCGCGCATAATTTTATGTTTGCCTATGCCATGTAAACGACAAAAAAAGCGTATGCGGTTGTTTATTTCACCTTTCCTTGCATTATGTATGCTTAGCCCTATTCCCTCTTTTGCTACTGCGACTTTCAACCCTCTTATAAGAGTTTGCTCAGCGCTATCACAGTAAGCATCTGTTACAATAAAAAAGCGTTTGCACTCTTTTACAAACGTCACAAAATCTTCTTCTAATTCTTTAGGTGTCATAATGCCTTTACGGTAGTACTCTTTCAAAGTTATTACCTCGTTCATTCCCGAAGTATATCCCGTTAAATTAAATGTGGTTGCCGAACCGTTACCGCCAAAATCTACTCCAATAGTAGCAAACATAATAGGCGGTGCTTCATCGATAACATAATCTTGTGGTCTATCTGCTATTTGCGTATATATTACACCCTCGGCTGATTTCCATAATCCTAAGATATAACGATCATAGTATACCGTTCCAGCATATTCCTGCTTTAGATTAGCCACAAACGATGGGTCAAGTGTCGGGTTATCGTCTATTGTGTAAGATTGACAGTATATATCTGCATCACTTTCTAAAAACTTTTTAAGCCAGTGGTGCGGACTTTCGGGGTTTAAAGTTCCGTCGAACTTGCTATACGGCTTATCTAAACGCGATTTAAGCATTGTGAATACTTCTTCGTGCCATGTCGCAACCTCGTCGCCATAGCAGTATTTAATACTTGCCCCTCTTATTCTGTTTACTTGGTTAATCTTATCCGCTCCTAAGCAATATACTTTCTCCCCGAACATATTCGCGGTATTATCGCTTCTAATATTGCTAACTAACTGTTCTCCATATATATTTTGCAAAGGCTCTATTACGTTCCTTTGGAGTGTGCCCTTTGTATTTCCTAAAATAACAACCAATCCATCTTTTCCAGCAACTTGCCTTATTCGTTTTGGAATAACAAAGTAATCTAAGTAGGTTTTACCGCTACGTGTCGCTCCTTGCTTTATATTCCAACGATGATTAGCGTTATCTAAAAACTCACGCTGTTTTCGTGTAAATGCCATTAAATTACACCGCCTATTTTTTCCAATACCTTGTCTAATTTCTCTAACGATTGATCTGTTTGTACTGTTGGTGTGAATTTATCTATTATAATCCCGATTGATGTTGCTAATGCCTGCACACTTGATTTTTTTAGTTTCTCTGGTTCCATCATTGACGCTAACGCCATGTCAATGAATTCCATTGCATCTTGTTTTTTATTATCTAGGTATTCAAGCATATCTTTGGTATTTTGCTCTTTTTTCTCTTGCGCTTTTTGAAGAATATCCGTGCGATTGCATAATCTCCTAACAGTATCTTTAGATACCTTGTTTTTTCTTGCTACTTCCGAATAGTTTCCGCACCCTACATAATCGGCTATTATTTTCTTTTTCTTCGCATCTGTTAAGTGTTTTGCCATTCTTCAAGCACCTCCAATATATATCTATTATGTTGTCTAATTCTTCATCATCGTCCATTTTCATACCCCCTTATGTTATTTAAGACGATACTATAGGGAGAGTAATAATATCGTCTTAGATAACAAAAAAGCAGTCATTTGACCGCTTTATAAAAATGAAAGGAGTTTAGAAATATAACTAAAAAACATGTCGCCGTGTGGATTAACCAATTTCCCACAATACAATAATAACACATAAATAGCCTATTTTAGTCCCAGTTTAGTCTCAATAGATTTCTTTATCATAATCATCAATCGTCATTATCGGGCTTAAACATAACAACATATTAAGCTTAATGTATACATCATCGAGAATTCGATAAAACGTTGCTCGCGAATACCCGCGTTTAGATGCTAAAGCTTCCCTTACATCTGAATTATCTGGGTTATTAGAAAATATAATGCACACTTCTTTTTCATCTTCGTTTAAAACAGTTATCGCACGTTCCAGCGAATTAATAAGAAAATTATAATTGCTTATAAGAATATCGTATTGATCGCATTGTTCTATTATCTTTTGCATTTTGGCAATAACGCTACTGTGGTTCCCACCTGGCATATTATCACTTCCAATAGGAATAGCACGTTTCATGTCCATTAGTTCGTCTCTAGTTTCTTCCAAAAGCTGAACAGTGCGTTTCCATTTCTTCCAATTTTGTAGATAATACTTGCTTTCTTTCATTATGATATGTCCTTTCTTATTAAATATCTGTTTTCAAGGAGTTTATTTGAGTATGTTGCCTTTTTTATATGTTCTAAAGTATATTTATCTTCAAAAAACTCTTCTTTAATATCTCGTAGGAAACCAATATAAATTAATTTTCCTCTTCTTATATCGTGGACCCCGTATTTTTTAAGTTTTCTATATCCATAATCTTCGAAGCCAAGTTCTTTTATAAAGTTTTCATAGCTTTTAAATAAACCGCATATGTAATCTAAGTCACCTCCCTCACTGTAAAATGTACCGTCTCTAGGCACACAACCGTATTTATCTACATAAGTATTTACAATCTCTATATTATTTTTTAATTTATCCGTTATTATCATTTTTTCGACCTCTTTCCTTGTGGATCTTCTCCTATTACATATCCTCTAAGTTTAGGTTTAATTATTCCCGCTCGTACCTTGGTACAATGTTGTATAAAGGTTTTCGATGATTTCTTTCCCATGTATGCAGCACATTCCTTAGAACTTCCAACACATACGGGAAAGTCGTTTTCATCGTATATTGCATATAACTTACTCATTTTTTAGCTCTCTAGATTAGCGCATAGCACTGGAAAGAAACGGTTTTCTTCAAATTTCATATCTAATTTTCTTATTTCTTCTAAATTCTTATAAATTCCTAAATAACTGAAATACTTAACCCCAGTGAACGAACCTACAAAAGGTTTAATAACATACAAACATTCCTTTGCTGCATTATCCCAAATCCACATATTAGACTTTAAATCTTCGAAGTTGTATGGTTCAATAAAGTATAATTGTCTTCTTAGTTCATCATTCGAATTGCTTAATTCTTTTGCTTTATCGATAACTCTTTTTAATTGCTCATCAGTAACACCCCAATTATGATATAACATCTTAATGTAGTCTATTAATTCAACTTTCGTTAGATTTTTTAAACTACTATCTCTATGCAGCTTAAAGTGCTTAAATTCCGATGTATTTTCTTTTGGTTTAAAATGTTCATCGATTAATTGGTTTAAGACGTTCCAATCCTTTTTAATAATTCCTGTATCTACTGCATTTTCTAATGCTATTTCACATTCTTCCTTACTATGCATCTTCTTTCACTCCCATTAATTTATCTTGTATAATTTCTAGTTTTTTTATAGCAATATCTATATGACCCATTGCCAAAACATCCAATAAATCAATTACTGTTTGAATATCATCAACTTCTTCTTTTATTACGTCTAAAATTTCAAAATATTTTTCGATTAGTTGTTCTATCATATCGACATCTTTGTCAAATGCGCTTGCTTTATCTTCTCCATATGGATCATTTTCAAAATAATAATCATCATTAACAATTCTTGCTAATGCCTTTTCACATTCTTCTTTACTATGCATTTTCTTTCACCTCTTCATTGATAAATGAGTAGTCAATATCATGTATTTCTTCAAATTCAAATGTTTTGTTATCATCAACAAATAATACTTTAAAACCTTCATCAGATAATTCTTCAATCAATGTTTGGTAATCATTGTATGAATTTTCATATTTATCTAAAATACAATCAAATTCATATAATCTACCTTCTGGAACAACTACATTTATAAATACATTTCTTCTATATTTTTTTGTAATTTGCAGTCTTAATTTATTACTCATCTTTATTCACCTCATTTTTAACGAATACCAACCAGTGTGTTTTAGAACGCTTATTTCCAAATAATGGTTTTTGATTAAAACACTTTAATACTTCACTAAGTTTAACTTGTTCCTCATTCCATTTAAAAATTAATGTACCACACGGTTTTAAAACTCTCATGCACTCATTAAAACCTTGTTTTAAAACGTCTATAATCTCTGCATGTCTATCAAATGGTTTATAATAATTTCTTCTTATTTTATTTTTAAATAATTTAATCATCTTCATCATCGCTCACAATGGTACAGTTAGCTAGAATTTCATAAATTTCCCGCGGTTCTTCATCTTCCCATTTAACAAAACTAAATGTTGACTCGAACATGCGTACACAATCACCACCACTGCCCCACATCAAATCACACTTTTTAGGTCGCTTTTCAAATCCATACAATATGTTAGTTTTATCTCTTGCAATAAAATTAAATCCCTCTTTTTTAGCAACTTTTAAATATTCATACTCAAATCGAGTAAGTTTAATCGGTTTTTTATATTCTTCTTTATATTCTTCTTTATATTCTTTCAATAATTCCAGCAACGACCGCCTTAAACATTCTGAACATACTAATCCACTGCAAATGTGTTTGTTAACAATGGGATTTGTCGTAATTCATGTAACCAGCAAGAGAGAAGCTCATCAGCAGTAACATCTGTATCAAAATTTAAAATCTCTTCTTTAATCTTTTCTATCTTTAACATTTCTAAATACCTCTTTTACTATATTCGTTTTCTATCTTAGCAAGTTAGCATCTAAATCTAACCTTTTTCGTGTTCCTAAAACCACGTAGCCATCTTTGCAATATTCGCTATCATCAATTACACAAGTTATCTCTACATGGAAAAATCTCATGGTATAATCGCGGTCAAATTCTTCTAGGCATAAAATATCGCCTACTTGAAAATTACGATCATTTTTCCTAACTTCAAAATCTTTTATGCCTTTCAACTGCATTTAAAAATACTTTGGTTTTGTTTTTAATGTTTTAACTTTCATTTATATTTCCTCTTTCTATTGTTTTACTCCTTTAAAAATATGCGCTATTACATCAACAGTCCATCCGTTTCCAATGGCTGTATAACGCCTACTATCAGATACACAATCTGTGTAATTGTCTGGAAGTGTTTGCAGTCTTTCATACTCAATAGGCGTTAGCTTTCTGCATTTTCCATTTTGGAAAACTTTTTTTGCCTGTTTCCACCGTCTCCATCACATAGCAACGTATTACATTTACCATTTAGGTTATAAACTTCTTTCATGTTTCTATGCCCATTAATATGCAATGTGCACTGTACTTTTTTATCATCACCGTTATATGTGAATGGCTTGTTGTACCAATATTTTAGCGGTACATTTTCAGCTTGTTGAACAACATCATTAAGGACAATTTTTTTATCGTGCGGTTGTTCAATATTAGGAATGTTTGTCCAGTAAAGCCTTTTTCTTTCAGCTGCACAAACAAGTGATGAATTTATTAAAATAGGTTCTACACCTAATTCTTTTGAAATTACGTTAGCCCATTTATCTTCCATGCTGGCAACATTTTCTAATAAAAAGTATTTAGGTTTACACTCCTTTAATGCCCTAACAAAATGATAAAACAAATTGCTTTTTTCTCCTTTTAGACCTGTAACCTCACCACGATCATATTTATAATTACTTAGATCCTGGCATGGGCTGCCGCCTATCAATAAATCAAAATCTTTGTACTTTGTAAAATCTTCTTTTGTTACATCGCCACATTGTTCTATTTGCGGATAATTCTTTTTACTTATTTTTATTGCGTTTGGTTCGATCTCATATGCTACATATCTATCAACAGGAATTCCAACTCGTTCCAGTGCTACCATTCCACAACTAATACCATCAAATAAACTTAATACTCTCATTTTTTTAATCCAAGGAAACCATGGTTTTATGTGCGCACAACCATTTCCTTTCTTTAATTTTAAATTCTTATAATATTCTATAAATAATTCTTATAATATCGTCTAAACCACTCGACTTGAGTGTGAGTTTCTAAATATTTAGCTTGTGCTACACGTTTTAGTCTTATCCTAGTTTCTATACTTCTATGAGCAGAATAAGGCGCTATGCGATGGCAATTAGCACATAGCCATACTTTTAGCCCATCTTCTTCACATTTCTTCCTATCACTCCCATTCAAACAATGGTGATCTTCTAAATTTAAAGTTGTACCGCATAAGTAACATACTTTTTTATCTTGTATTATTGTTTTCAATCAGTTGCACCTCTATTCTCGGGTATTCTTTATCAACTTTTACATCATGCCGTAATTGATTTATATACTTTTGGCTATCGTCAATGATTATCCCTTGTTTAACTAATGCATCTTGAATAAATTTTGTTGCGAAAGTTATGTTATCTACATCACGACGTTTATTTTTTTCATACCATGTAATCTTTAGTTTGATAGGATATTTTTTTATTTTATGTAGCTGATATCTCTTTATGGCTTCTATTACGATAGATTCGTTTTTAAGCTTCATTTGACTGCCTTTGTAACGGTTAGACCGATTGGCGCTTGTATATTCGTTAAGTCCATCTAAACGCCCATAGATAATAAATTCAGCCATATATGCCACCCTCTAACGTTGGTATATTTAACTCATTACACCAGCTTATCGCAGTATCAATTAATTTATTCATTTCTTCGGTTGTAAATGTAGACGAGCCGTAATAGCATTGAAAATATGCATAATCTTTATTTGTATCATCGTATTTAAGAAGCTTAACAACTCTAAAACATTTTTTAAGATCATTCTCAGCTATCGCCAATACTTTTAAGACTTCATATTTTGCTTTAGTTTCATTAAGCAATTTTATATACACGTCCATGTCGTCCTCTTCCATTTTCAAAGCCAGTTCACGAATAAGTGTCCATAAATACGCATTTTGATTTAATGACCTTTTAGACCTAGGTTTTTTTATTTCAAGTGAATACAACTCTTTTTCTAATTCCTCGGTGTTAGCTTTAGAGTTGTAATCACTTATTGTAAAAGTAATCTCCAAATCTCCCGTTTCGTAATTGATTACTCTATGTAAATATTTTCCTAAAAGTTTAATCATCAGAACTGCAAATCGTCTTCCATAATGTCATATTGATTTTGCTTTAAATCATCAAACCTTGGGTCTTTAACATCATACTCGTTCTTTGGTTCTTCCTTTGGTTTAGTTTCCAAAAACTGCACACTATCACAAATAACTTCTACAACATATACTTTTTGACCTTGAGTATTGTCATAGCTACGTGTTTGGATTCTTCCTTCAACACCAACTAAACTTCCCTTAGAACAATATCTCTCAACATTTTCAGCAGGTTTACGCCACACGACACAATTAATAAAATCCGCTTGTTGTTGACCATCTCTGCTTGTAAAACTACGATTTACCGCAATCGTGAAAGAAGTAACCGCATCACCTTGTTGTGTTCTTCTTAATTCGGGGTCTCTTGTTAATCTTCCTACTAAAACAACACGATTAATCATTTTCATTCCCTCTTAAATCAATTCCAATTTCTAAATAATGATCTATAATTTCGTTTACTAATAACTCATTTGTCCCCGCTTGTTTTAATGCGATTTTCCCAAAACGCTCCCAGCTAGATACATAAACAACACGTTGATTAGGTTCTACTACATCTTTTATGCGTGAATTCTGATTATATAAATGATGCCATTTATTAGTCGGTGAATTTAATGTTTTTAATATAATCTCTAATTGTAATAGCTGATATGAGTTCATATCGCCGAGTGAAGTCCACAGTTCTTTATTGACCATCTCATTTAATTCAGCTTTAATCACACCCATTTTTCTCATTAAGTCAAATACGCTCAACTTAATTGTATAAACTGCATCTTCCTCGCTAATGTAGATTTTGTCATATATTTCAAAAGCTTTATTTTTAGACTTTGCATTCTTAACATCTTCACCACTAGCAATTTCATTCTCTATTCCAAAACCCGCAAATCCCAAAGCACGCCCAACTGCCGATGTCTCACAATTCTCGATTAACGAAGTTAAATTAATATTCATTTTCCCCTTAGCTTCTTTAACCTCACTTGCTCGACCCGTGGATATAATTTTTTGGTTTTCATCTTTAATGATTGCTAAAATTCTTACATAATCTTCTTTTACATCTTCAATCGATGTTTCGATAGTTCCCGTTGGGTATACTTGCCTAAACGCTTTAACACGTTCACTAACTTTTGCATAATCTTTACTACCTACTTTCATAGTTTTAATTTGATCGTTCGCTTTTTGAATTTGTTCATACGATACTCTATCCATTTTTACCCCTCCAATTTCTTAATGAAATTTTGATAATCTTCTATACCCTCTTGTATATCGTCCAATAAAGAGCTAAATACTTCTTTTAAATTTGTTGCTTTGTTATTTCCGTAACCCATGTCTAATAAATCTTTAGAAATACTTGTCATGCAAGTTATTACATCGTCTACGGTTTCTTTATACTGTTCTAGATCGTAATACATTGCTTGTAGTTCAGCTAATTTCTCATTAGCGTTTCTAAGTTCCATAAACCTTTTCATATCACTTTGACTAGCAGTATTTTTTAAAGCATATATATTTGCATCTTGTAATCTTGCTATATCGCTCGCTTGTTCTAGCTTCATTTTTACTCACCACCAAAAATATGTATTTTTGCTATTTCTACAGCTGTTTTATATTCTTTTGCGTAATTGTTATTTCCATGTGTTTCGTTAACTTTTTCTAGAAATTCCTCAATATTACCAGTAAAGCAACCACAAGAAACTTTTATATCGTTATTAGCCGTTTTAAAAAAGGTTGTTATATCATTCCGAGACCCGATCGGTCCAATAACTAAATAATCAGCATCACCGCTCACCCAGGCATCACCGTACACCTTGGCATTACCGTGCACCTTGGCATTACCGTGCACCTTGGCATCACCGCTCACCCAGGCATTACCGTACACCTTGGCATTACCGTGCACC